TGGGGCCCACGATGTTGTTGACCATGGTGCGCAGGATGCCGCGCGAGATGTCATGGTTGCGGTGCTGGTGGCGCGCCTGGGCGCGGATGGCTTCGGCGCTTTGCTGGGTGAGCTGGTCAGGGCTTTTTCCGTCGCGGTGGAACTTGCGCACGCGCGAGGGTGTGGCGGCGTCGTATTCGCCCAGCGCGTTGAGCGCATGGCGCTGGGCGTAGCGGCGCAGGCCGGCGCCCGGGCTGATCGCGCTGACCACGCGGTCGATCATGCGGGCGATGGGCGCGGATGGGGGCGGTTTTTTGGGCATGGTGCGGCTTGTCAGAGGCGGGTGCGGTCGGCGCTGAAGTCGGCCACGCTGTAGCCCAGGCCGCCGAAGGTGGGCGCACCGCTGGCGGCGTTTTGCAGGGCGGTGACGCGGGCTTCCCACTCTTTGCGGCCGGCGCGGATCTCTTGCAGGTCTTCAAAGCGCAGCCAGCGGTCGATGCCCGGGCCGCCCATGCGGACTTCTTTTCCCAGCAGGATCTGGGTTTCGGCCTGGGTATAGGCCGCGACCATGGCTTGCGCGTCTTGAAGGGTGGTGCTCATGGCGGCAAGGCTAGGGGTTTTGGTGTCCGGTTATTAGGGGCAAAAGCGGACTTTTCGGGGGTGATTGGCTGTTTTTGGCGAGCCAGTCGTCCCATAGCGCTTGGGGAACGTCTTTCCAGCTGACCGTGATGGCGCCGCTCAGGCGCTCGGTCAGAAGCCCGTTTGTTTCCGGGTTTATTTGCAGTCCGCCGTCGGCGTCGGTGACGTAGCGGTCGAGGTGGCCAGCGGTGTCGTCAAAGTGGAAGACTCCCGTGATCTTGGCGCCGTCCAGGTAGACGGCGCTGACCCGGCTGGCAACAGGGTGCCAGTCTGGGTCATGCTGGTAGCAGCTGAGTCTCATTGGTCGCGCTCCTTGATGATTTCGTAGAGCCGGGTGCGGCCGATGTTGTGGCGGCGCATGATGGCTTCGGCGTTTCGGCCGTTGAATTCGGCGCGGATGGCGGCGTTGCGCTCGCGCTTGTCTTCGGCGGGGATGTACAGCGTAGCGCCGCCCAGGCGGGCGCACAGGCCGCGCACGATGGCGGCGGCGATGTCGCTGGCAAAGTGCTCGTTCATGCCGACTTCGCTGCGCACGATTTCGGTGAAGTCGCTGTGCAGCTGGGCGCGGGCGTCGTCGTGGTGGCTGCGGGCGGCGGCTTTGGGAAGGTGGCAGGCTTCGCGGGGGGCGTGGGTCATAGTCTTGCGCTCCAGTCGGGTTTGGCGAACGGGCTGATGAGGGGGTCGGCGGTGGAAGGGGCGCGCTGGGGTATGGGCTTGCGCGCTCTGAAAACGGTAGCTGGTGGCGCTTGTCTGGCGACGACCTCTTCCGATGCCGGAATTCCGACATCGGGAATGGGCGTGGCTTCGCGCGTTTCGATCTGCCCGAGGGCCAGCGCGGTGGCGGGCGCGGGTGGCACTGGCGGCGGCATCATCTGGATGGGGTCGAACAGGTCGGGCAGCAGATCGTTCTCAAGCCGGGTCCACTGCGCTTCGCTGAGTTTGTAGTGGTCGAGCATTTCGCTGCAGAACAGGGCGTAGACGGTGGTGTCGAGCGGTTCGTTGCGGGCGACGGTTTTGACCCATCGGTGTTTGGTGCCGGTGCTGGTTTTGACCTGCCGGCGCACTTCACTGGTGAGACCGGTGTACCAGGCGGCTGGCAGGTTTTTGGAAAAGTGCACGTAGCCGGGTCCAGGCTGGTTGACTTTGAGGCGCCCGAAGAACAGATCCTTGGCGGTGTCGGTGCCGACCAGCCACAGCTTGATGCCGTTTTTGAGGATGCGGCCGCGATAGTTGACGTCCTGGCTGGAGCTGCGGCCCTTGATGGGTTTGCCGTCCTGGCTGTCGCCTTTGATGGCGAAGTATTTGTGGCCCAGGTGCTGGCGGCAGAAGTTGTAGGCCTGGTGGGTGTAGTGGCCGCCGGTGTCGATGGCGGTGGCGGCAATTTTCATGGGCGCGCCATGCCAGTGCGTGAGCGGCGCCTGCAGGTAGGGGTGGAGTTTTTCTTCCCAGTCGCGCTCGTCGGCGGGGTTGCCGTCGATGACGTGGTAGTCAACGGGCCACATTTCGCAGCCGCGGCCGATGGCCCACACGGTGACTTCCCAGCGCTTGTCTTGCACGTCAACGCCGGCCACCAGCTGCAGGCCGCCGACGGGGACGCGGCGCAGGGGGTAGTCTTCGGCGCGGCGCATCAGTTCGTGCACGTCGGCCTGTTCGCCTTTGTCTTCCCAGGTTTCGCCACGGGTTTCGTTGACGAAGCCTTCCATGGGTGCTTTGTCGCCGCCTTTCCACGCTTCGACGCATTGCAGGAACTGGCGCACGATGCCGGCCCAGGTGGTTTGCGGGCTGTAGGCCGTCCATACGTGGAAGGCCACATGGCGCGGCGGGCGCACCAGGGGCATGCCGGTGCCGTCGGTCCAGCGGTAGGGGCGGTGGTGGGCGCGGTAGTTGCCGCAGTCGCTGACCCAGCGGCCTTGCTCCCACAGGCGCAGGTAGTCGGCCTGGGTGATGCTGCCGCGGCAGTGCGGGCAGACGTGGCGCACGCTGCCTTCGGGGTCTTCGTGGTCCCATTTGATGCCGTGGGCAATGTCTTCGCCGCCCCAGATCAGCGGGTGTTCGGCGCCGCAATGGGGGCAGTCGATGTGGTACTTCATGCGCGCATCGGCTGCGTTTTCGCGCTTTTCGATGTGGCTCAGGCCCCGCACACGCGGCGTGGTGCCGCAGATGATCTTGGGGTAGGTGGCGCCTTCGAGCCGTTTCCAGGCCAGGGTGAAGGGGTCGGCGCTTTTTTCGATTTTCTGGTCGAAGGCGTCGAATTCATCGAGCAGTGCGACCTGCAGGGTCATGCGCCGGAAGTTGCCGGCGCTGGTGCCGCCCTTGAGGTACAGCAGGCTGCCCAGGAACTTTTTCATGTTCAGGGTGTTGGCCTTGCTTTTGGCCATGAAGCGGGGGAAGACCTGCTGCATGGCTTTGACGTCGCGCAGCATGGGTTCGAGCTCGGCCTTGCAGAATTCGTCGCTGTCGCCGTCGGTGGGCTGCCACAGGCACTGGCTGCGGCGCTTGTGCTGCGCGAAGTAGCCGATGATGGCCAGCAGCATCTTGGTGTAGCCCACGCGCGCGCTTTTGCGCACGTCAACCTCTTCGATGTCGTCATCCCCCATGGCGCCCAGCATGGCGCGCTGGAAAGGGTAGGACTCCCAGCGTTTTTCGCCCTGGCTGGATTCGGCCGACAGGTAAAAATGCCGCTCGGCCCACTGGTCGCCGTCCAGCGGCTCGGGCGTCTTGAGCGCTTCCAGCCCTTTGGCCACCGCCGCGCGGATGGATTCGCGCAGCCCGGCCTGCAGGTGCGGCCAGATGCTGGCCAAGGCGGACTCGGGGAGGTCGCGGGCGGACATGGTTCGATTCAGGCCGCTTTGGTGGCCGCGTCATACAACATGCTGGCCGTAAAGAACATGGACATCTGCACGTACCATGGCGGCATCAGCCAGATGATCAGTGGTGCAGTCATGCAGCCAATGGCAAACATGCGAACCGCGAACGCCATCATTGCTCGCCACTCCCTTCATAAATCATCTCTTCCGCTTCGATCTCGGCGGCTTCAACGGCGTCGGCGGTGTCTGCAGCGTCGTTTGCGTCAAGGCTGGCCAGCGACGCGGTGACGGCCAGGTCGCAGGCTTTGGAAACTTCGCCCTGGATGATCTTCAGGTCTTCGGCGGTGAGTGCCGGGCAGCGCTTGTGCAGGGTGGCGTGCAGCGGCTCCAGCACGCCGGCCACGGAGCGGCCCACGGTGGCGAGCACTTGCTCGATCAACGCCACGGCAGCGTAGTCGCGGCGCTCCAGCGCGAGTTTGATTTCTGCGCGCTCTCGGCTCACGCGAGCCAGCTCGCTGCGCTGAAAGGCCAGCTCACCGTCGGCGCCCCGCCCTGCGGCTTGTTCGCGCAGGTGGGCGCAGTAATCCAGCAGCCACTCGCCTGCGGATGCGCCGGGTTTGATGACGTCGCGCTGCAACAGGTCGCTGACGGCCGGCTGGCTTATGCCAACCAGCTCGCCGAACTGTGCCTGGGTGCAGGTGGTGTCAAGGTTCATCGCTTGGCGGCCCGGGCTGAAAAGCGGCGGATGACGCCGGACCATGCGTTGTTGAAGGTGGCGCTGGCGGTGGCGATCACTTCGGCGCTGGCAATGCGCTTGACGTCAAGGCGTGGCCTGTAGGCCGCCTTGCGCACAAACTTGAGGTACTGCTGCAGCGTGCGGCCGCCTTTGCCGCTGCGCTTGTAGACGCCGGGCGGCAGCCATCCGCCGCCTTTTGCCAGGCTGTTTTTGCCGGGCGTGACGGCAAAGAATTCGTTTTCGACGCCCATGCGGGCGGCGCGTTTCATGCTGGGCCCGCTGACGGGCTTGGCCATCCGGCTTGCGGTGGTCTTGAGTTGCAGATTTCGGATGATCTGCCGGTAATACTGGCCCTTCATGTTGCCAAATCCGTCCAGCAGTTCGCGCATGGCGTAGCCACCAGGCACCGTCACCCATCCGGGCGGCAGGACGCCAGCTTTGACGAGCAGGACTTCGGAGCGCTTTTGCGATCGTGCGCGGGCTCCCTCGGCGCCTGGCCGGATGTATTCGCGGCGCTCTTTCCCGGAGTTGGCGCCGCTGTCGGGGAAATAGACTTCAGAGAGCGGCCGGGTTTTGGTGGCGCCTTTGGTGAACACGCTGCGCTGCGTGAAGGGCGTGGGCCGGTCGAATGCAATCGGCAGCTGAGCTGTCACCTTCTTTTGCACATTGCCAGCCAGCCCGGTCAAAAACGACGCCTTCACATACGGCACGGCCGCAGGCAGCTGGCGCTGGATCAGCTCCAGCGCTTCGCTCGCGTCGATTTTGAATTCAAAGGTCACAGATCAAGCCAACCAGCGGAACCCCCGCCACGCTGGCGCCAAATCTGCCGGGTTTCCATTTCCATGAAAACCCCCCTATCCCGACCGATTTCAACCAAAAACGCGCGGCCCCACCGCGCCAACCCAGGCGCCGCCACAGCCACCATGCCGAGCGCTGGACCACACACAGCCACAGCCGCGCCTGGCAATCACGCAGCACACAAGCCGCCACTCCACGCCGACGTGGTGGCGTGGTGGAGATAGAGCCCATCAGGGCATATAACCCCCCAAGGAAACCCCGGAAACTAGCCAAGCATCGTCGGCCAATTCACCCGCGGGCGACCACCCTGGGGAGTACCTTTTCATACCTGGCGCAGTACCGGCCGCGCGGTCGGCCAGCGACCACCAGCCGCCGGCGTTGAGTGCGTGACCGATGGCCCTATAATTGCCCGATGACGACCACCAGCACCACCCACGACTGCGGCCCGAGCCTGGCGCCTGCACCACCAGCCGCACCCGCACCCGCGCAGCGCGCCACGCTGGCCACCCTGCAGCCGACGGCCGACCAGATCCGAGCGGCGCGAGTGTTGGCAGGCCAGACGCAAGACCAGGCGGCCGAGCTGGTGCACGTCACCGGGCGCGCCTGGCGCCGATGGGAAAGCGGGGATCGTGAAATCAGCGGCGCAGCGTGGGAGTTGTATTTGATAAAGGCATTAGGGTTTGCCCCTATTAAAATAAACGCTTGACACATTGACCGATGGCCCTATAATTTAACAATGCGTTGCAGGTCTGCAGCGCAAACCACCCACCAGGCGCACAATGGGCCGCTGACCAGGTGCAACACCAGGCCCGCCCGCACCGCACCGACCAGCCGCCCGCCTGACCCCGCAGGGTATGCACCCGCCAACCCCTGTCTGCACCAACAAAACGCCCCAGTTCTCAGCGCCGCCGACAAAGTGCCGCAAGACCTAGATCCGCGCGCCCTGGTCATCAAGAGCCCGAATCGCCGCCAGCACATCCGCTTTTTCCGGGCGGCCGGGCTGGCGCGCGATCACCGCCAGCATGGCCTCTTGCGCCTCACGCCACGGGCGGCATGATCGAACCAGCCGTGCGCAGCAGCGCACGCATCCAAGATCGTAGCGACCGGTGAGCCGCCCCAGCCGGTGCTGCTCGCACCACGGGCATGCCAGCGCTGCACCAGCCGCATCAGCCGCGGGCATTCGCACGCCCGGCCGGCAGCATCACCTGCCGAGGCCCGCCGTTGGCCATGTTGCGCCAGGTCAACTCACCCAGCACCATCGCGGCGCGAATCTCGGCATCAAGCGCCACCGTGTCACCACCCATGATCAGCTTGATTTCCGGCAACGGCAGCGCGCCGTGGCGCAGCAGCTTTTTCACCGTGTTTATGCGCATCAAAGTGGCCGCCGTCCGTGTCGTCATCGGGGTCATTTCGCCGCCAGTCCTTTGCCCACCAGGTCCACCAGCGCACCGGCAAAACCCGCCACCGTGCCACCGCGCACCCGGCGCTTGTACTCGAACCAGTTTTCTCGCATTTCGTCCCATCGGCCAATGCCCTTGGCCACCCCCTCGGCCTCCACCGAACTGCGCCCATCTGGGTCAACCATCGCCACCTCCTTTGGCCGCGGCTGCCTTGGCACCATGCCGGCCAACACCCGATCGGCATAGCTCGGCAGGTAGGCGATCGGCTCGGTCGCCTCGGCCTGCGCCCGCGCCACGGCGGCGCGCATCTGCCCGACCGTCACGCCAGCGGTGCACCAGGCCATCGCCAGCGGCGCAAATTTGGCCCACTCTCGCGGCTGGCTGGTGCGGGCCACCACCCCGAACGCATCGGCAAAAACCGACGCCCACGTCACCGCATCGGGCGGCGCCAGCCCATCGGGCCAGGCATCGACACCGCCGCCACCCACCACCCCCGGCGGCCCGGTTTTGGGATTTTTCTGAAAAACATCGTCGTCGCTGATTCGCCGCGTGCACGGTGGTTCTGATAACACCGACGACGATTGAAGAGGGTTAATAGGTGATGGTGATGGTGTAGGGCATTGCCCAAGCATTGCTTGAGCATTGCTTGGAGCATTGCTTGGAGCATCCCCCGCTGTGTTCCCCCAGCGTGCCTGAGCGCCCTTGCTGGCCTTGCTTGCAGCCTTCTTCGACCGCTCGGCCGCGAGCGCCATTTCATGCTCCACGCGCTTGTGCCACCAGGCGCCGTCACGCAATTCGAAGAATTTCAACAGCACCGGGCGCAGTTTTTTCCACTCGGATTTGTCCGCCCTGGCAATGGCGCGCAGCTCTTCGTCATCATCCGGCAGCGCCCCGCCGTCGCGCCAGTAGGCCATCAGCAACAGCAAATACGCCCCATGCTGCAAGGTGTTGAGCCGCATCGTGTCGGCCAGATACGCCCCTATCCACAGCGGCATCCACGCATCCGTTTTGGTGGCCATCAGTAGCAATCTCCCGCGCCATCGGCTGCGCCCGTGGCGATAACGGAAGGCCCCCGCACCCCATCCAGCCGAGGCAGATAAGTGGCGCGCACCTTGTTGCTGTTGATATGGCGCGTGTGGGCATCATGGCGCTTGGCCGTCGACTCCAGCACCACGCCCAGCGCCTTCATCTCGCTGATGCGCCCGCTGATCCAGGCGCGGTCAAACCGGCGCGGCGCATGCAGCCGCTCCAGCATCTCCTGAATCTCGCTGTCCGTCGTGTCCGGGTAGCGGTTGGCCCGGCGCGCATCGAGCACATCAAAAATCAACTGGTGGCTTTTGCAAAGGCGGGTTTTTCTGGCGTCAGCGGCAGAGCCGATAACGGCGGCGCCCTGCTTCGGCCGGTCTTGCACAGCATCGTTCATCATGATCGGGGAAGCCTTTCGAAGAGATTTTTTTCACATCAGCGCCAGGCGTTGCACAGCGTGCTGGCCAGCGTGGCGGCGGGGTCTTCACCCGGCGCGCTGGCCGGGCCGTACAGCACACGCGGGCGGCGCATGGCCGGGCTGCGCACCACACCATGGCGCTCCACCACGGCAGACCGGCGCATGCTGTAGAGCGTCTGGCGCACCTGGTCGACCGGCAGGCCCGTGGCATGGGCCAGCGTTTCAAAGTCCGCCGTCATGAAGCCAATCGCCCGCTGCAACCGCCGGCGCGCCTCGCCCTGCGGGCGCCCACCCACCGGGCGCGGCGGCTGCGCTGATGGCTGCGCGGCACCACTCATGCAGCCGCCCGAATGCCGCCGCGGGCCTTGATGTGGTCCAGCGCCTTCATCGCGCGCTCCATGGTGTTGGCCGCCGCGCTGATCACCTCGATCAGGTTCACCGCCTCGTCCTCGGGCGCCTTGCGATCGGGGCGCGCGTGCAGCGTTTCGTCGCACGCA